CTCATTTTGGCCCTGAAGATTTTGCTTTTCTCACCGAATCCTTCGCGGATATTTCTAAGGTTACTGGCGTTGAAGTACCCGATGAATTGTGGAGAAAGATTGAAGGTGTTGTCGCCCTTTTTATTAATCTCAAGGAATGTACCACCTACACACAGTTCACAGCCGGAATTTTCTTGTATGTGAGAGACTTTTACGAGTCCTCTATTACCAAGGAGATAATGGATTACATTTCCAACTTGTTAAACGATTCCGTTTTTGAAAAGCAGGATGGCCCTGATGAGACTACACCCAACTGGATCAAGATGTTACGCAACATTAACGATAATTGGGCACTCGTTAAGAGCAATAAAGCTTTCGGACAGTTTTCCAAATTGATGGGACTTTTGGTTACACTCGGTATGTGTGACGCCGCAGCATTGCAGTTTGAAATTGCTGGGTTTAAAGTTTTCGATAGCGAAATTACAAAGAAGCATATGTCCGCATTTGATGTGGCAGAAGCCCTTTTGGGCACAGTCACCTATTTTGTTGAGGGCGCTTATTTGTGTTTCAAAACCGGGTCCATCAAACCATTGTTATTGAACGATTTTGCCGTCTTGGAGTTAGACGAAGAATTCACGAATATTATAACATGGTGGGAACTTGTTAAAAATGGAAATTTGCATCGTACTGTTGGAATGGAAGACTCAGAGTTTATCAGGCGTTTGGATGCCGTTATCGTTAAGCTTTCGACGTTAGTTATGAGCCTCAAGGGGCTTGACAAGAAGTTGGTTGTTGATAAGCTGACACGTTGCAAAGGCATACGTAATGAGTTAACCATTTTGAAGATCAGTTCAGGGACTCGACGATCACCATTCGCATTTGAATTGTTTGGTGAAAGTAGCATGGGCAAAACTACGTTTGGAGATCAACTGATTGATGCATTGTTGACAAGTGCTGGATTGTCCACGGATAAGACTTACAGGGCTGCATTGAACCCTGGTGACAAGTATTTTTCCAATTGGACATCAGACAAAACCGTTGCCATTTTGGATGACGTAGCAAATGAAAAGAGCAATTTTGTTGAGAAACCTCCTACGAGAGCGATTATCGATATTTGCAACAATCAAATGTATTACGCACCAAAAGCTGAATTAGAGGCAAAAGGGAAATGTTTTGTGGAACCCGAAATTGTTTCAGTGACTACGAATGTTAAAGACTTGGATGCCCGAGTTTATTCCAATTGCCCATATTCTGTTCAGCGTCGAATGGATTTGGTATTCACTGTGAAGTGTAAACCGGAATTTCAGAAGATCATTAATGGCAAATGTTGTGGTGTTGACTCCTCTGCTGTGAGGAGATATTATACGGTTGATGGTGAATACAAACCACCACCAATCGATGACATTTGGACGTTAGACATTGAACAGGCTGTCGCGCCAGAAGAGTTGCGCACGACAGCAACATATGCCCCTGTTACATGGCGAGGCCAAGAAATGAGAGATGTTTCGCCAGTTGTTGCAATTCAATGTGCCATCGAGGCATTTACTGAACACAGGGAAAATCAGTATGCAATTATGG